TGAAGTCTAGGATATATGCTGAGTCTAATAAGAAAGCTTTGTTAGAATTTCCTAACGACCCCGCTAAACAAAAACAAAAAGCTGAAGAATTATACAACTCAGCTTGGGTGGACAGTGACGGACTAGAGGTATTAAATGATACACACGAGTTCATGGATGAAGTAAACCAAGTCCGCGAAGAGTTGTTGTTCGCGAGTAACACTGACGATTTGCAAGATGTATATGTTAACTCAGCAGAGAAGCTCATTAACAATCTAAAAGATTTAAGTAATGATGATGGTTTGTTAGGTTTCGGTATCAATGCTTTCTTGCCTTATATTGGTGTACCTATCAGAGCTGTATACAGAGGAGCTAGATTAGTAGCAGCACCTGCAAAGCGTTCATTAGGTTTACTTGAAGCGTCCCCTTTTGAACTGCCTAAAAGAATCGGTGAAACATCCAATCCATATAACAAGATTATACGGAATATAGAACTAGAGATGGATGTTGTTAGAAAGCAGTTAACTAAACCAGATTTAGACGACGCCGCTAAAGCAAGTTTCCAAGAAGAGTTTAACTTACTAGATGACAGACTTAAAACAGCTTTTGTACGTAGAGCTAAGTATAATAACGAACTATTGACTGATGCTTTAATAGCTATGTCTATAGGTGCGATTGGTTACCTAGGTGCTACCAGCGGTAATGTTACAGGTTCTTTAGCTTGGATGACAGACGACCAAAGGAAGAAGACCGGAATGGAATCTTTTAAAGCATTTGGTAGTGACTACTCAGCTGCTTTACCTTGGTCATTCCCTCTAGCTTTCATGGCTGACTGGGCTGCGTTTGAGCGTGTTAAAGAAATTGAAGAGCGTGAAGGTATTAAGATATTAACTAAGGACCAAAATAGATGGTCTGTATTAAAACAATCACTCATCCAATTATCTAAAGCGATGCCTCTAGCAGAAGGTGTTAAGAACTTTGAGGAGATTGTAGGAGGAGAAGGAGAAGTACTTACTGGTGCATTCACTCGATTAGTTGCTAGTTATGTTCCTGTACCTGCTCAAGCTAGAAAAATTGTGCAAGCTTACGAGGCGAATGGCGACGCAGCCATAGCAGATTTACGAGGTGGTCGATATTACGATAGAGTCATGTACTCTGTTTTAGGCATTATGCCTATTAATAAGAAGACTGATTTGTTGGGTAACGATTTAGTTTCTAATAAAACAATGGTTACTGAAGCTATCATTAGACAAGCACCTAGAAGAAAGAAGCAACGTTCTGATTTTGAAAAAATAGTAGCAACAGATACGCACGGTAATATAAGACGTAAGCCAGCTACTCTTTACCCCGGAATACGTATGACTGAATTCAGGAACTCTGACGGTATGACGTTATCTTACGCATTTGATCGCAGACTTAGGGAAACTCAAGTAAGAATAAAAGGTAGAAAACAATACTTAGAAGACGCTGTGTATGATTTAATATACAGCAATCGTTGGAATAAAAAGTTCGATAAAGGTTTTGTAGCTAGTGAGACTAATCCTGATGTTCTTGTTAACGAAGGTTTAAGGGACTTAGATAGTTTGCTTCAGAAGTTTTATAAACAAACACAGAAGGATATGCTTGAAGACCCTACAGTTTTAGATGACTTCATAAATAAAGAAGATGTACCACTGTTTGAAATAATGGAGAACCTAGAATTGAAAGCAGACGAAACAGGACGACCTATATCTATATTAGAAATCTTTTCAAACTGACTAAGGACTTGCTCTTCTCACTCAATAATTAATAATATACACTTAACATCATGGCTATCACCTACGTAGACTATACAGCAGATGCAGGACAGACCGAGTTTCTGTTTAACTTTCCGTACCTTGAGGACGAACACGTTAAGGTGTTTGTTGACGGAGTAGAGCAAGCACTTACAACTAACTTTACTATTGATTTAACTTCTACTAAAAAGATAGTTCTTAGTAACCCAACAACACCGTTAACAGGTGGAGAGATCGTCCGAGTACGTCGTATATCAGACCCTGCCACCGACCTCGTAGACTTCCAAAATGGTTCTGTATTAACTGAATCGGAGCTAGACAGATCGTACCTGCACAATCGTTATCTTGCTGAAGAGAGTGCCGAACAGAACGATATATCACTGCGAGTAAAAGCGGGAGCAGACGGTCAGTTCGATGCGTTAAATAAAAAGATCATCAACGTCAGTGACCCGACAGCCGATCAAGACGCTGCTACTAAGAACTATGTGGACGACACGGTTGCTGGTATTGTTGGCGGTGCTATTCCTAACGACTCTGTTACATACGCTAAGTTACAAAATGCTACAGGTAACAACGTACTGTTAGGCAACGACAATGGTGCTGACTCTGATATACAAGAACTATCCGCTGCTGAAGCTAAAACATTGTTGGGCTTATCTACTGTAGCTACTAGTGGAAGTTATAACGATTTAAGCGATCAACCCTCCAACGGTACGGTCGTTTCTATAGCAAGCGGGTCCGGACTGACAGGTGGTCCTATTACGACCAGTGGTACATTGAGTTTAGCTTCTATCGATAACCTTAGAGCACTTGGTAATGTAAGTGGAGGTTCTGCTGCTCCTGTAGCTATCGAGATAAAAGACGAGGACGCTATGACATCCGACTCTGCTACTGCACTTGCCACGCAACAAAGCATCAAGGCGTATGTGGATGATTCAGGCTCAGTAACTGCACCTACTGGGAACACTGTAGCCACATCCGGGACATCAACTCTACCGGGTGGTTTGATAATTAAATTCGGACAAGGTTCTTCTTCATCCGATGCGGAACAAACATTTTCATTTCCTACATCTTTTCCTAATAATCATTTTTCTACGGTTATAAGCAGAGCGGATGCTGATTCTACAGTGAGTCTTCATCCCAACTCTATATCGACCAGCGGATTTACGATTGACAGGGAGGAGGGCATTGATGGAACTGTTGTTTTTAACTTTATCTCGATTGGCAATTAAATGATCGAATCTATCTCTGGCTTTCTTAACACCGCCCTGGTCGTCGCTCTTGGCGTGATCGGGTGGATTATCAAACGTGTTATTGAACGTCTTGATCTCGGTGAGAAAAGAATGACTAAGATAGAGGTGGAGTTAGCTGCACAGAAGGAAAGAGATAGAGCTGTTGAAGCACGGATCGGAAAGGTAGAAGAAGCACTTAAAGAAGTTCACACTAAATTAGATCGTATGATGGAGGTATTAGTACAGAGATGAAACAAGGATTATACGCAAACATTAACAGAAGAAAGAAGCTCGGTATTAGTCGTAGCAAAAAGAAATCAACGATTACACCAAAAGCTTACGCTAATATGAAGCGTGGGTTCCCGAAGAAGAAGAAGTAAGATGGGTGTATCGTTATCCATAGGCAGAGGTGAGAAAAGCAAGAAGGGTGGACTCACTGCAAAAGGTAGACGGAAGTACAACAGAGCGACTGGTTCTAAACTGAAAGCCCCACAGCCCGGCGGAGGTCCACGTAAGCGTTCCTTCTGTGCTCGTATGTCTGGAGTAAAGGGACCGATGAAAGACAATAAAGGTCGTCCTACTCGTAAGGCTTTAGCTTTGCGTAGATGGAAGTGCTAACATGGCTAGACCGTACAGAAGACCTCGTGTTGTTAGACCGAGTCCATTAATCGCTCAATACAATACACTTGGTGCGGTTGCTTCGGGAAGTGCGATGGAAGCGGTAACTACGGCAACGGCTGCTAAAGTAGTGACAGATTCCATTACAGCTGACCCTGACATCATCGGATTAGTGGGTGGTAACGCTGCATTGAGTGACCCACAGATTGACGCTTTAGGAGCAACTGTTAGTGATAACTTAGATGTTTATAATGGAGGAGGAGCATAACAAATGGCTACATTTAGTAAAAGAATACAACTTAGAAACGATTCCGCTAGTAACTGGGCATCAGCCAACCCTGTACTTTTAGAGGGGGAAGTAGGAATCGAGATCGACTCGGCTCGTAACAGAATTAAGATAGGTGACGGGACGACTGCTTGGAACGACTTGCCGTACTTCTTAGATGCACGTGAAGAGGAAGTAGGAGATTACAACGATTTCTTAGACGGTCTGAGTACACCATAGATTTAGATGAGCAGTTTACTTACACAGTTAGGTCAGAAGGTTAAAGCCAAGCTTGATAATAAGTTTGATAAGTCCGGAGGTTTGATTAGTGGTTCGGTAAATATATCACAATCTCTGCAAATTGGATCATATCTTACATCAAGTTTACCAGCAGCTGGCACATCAGGACGTATCATTTATGTCACGGATGGGGATGGTAGTGGTGGTCCTTGTATAGCGGTTGACGATGGAACAGCTTGGAAAATCGTGGAGCTTGGTGGGAATGTACCTACTGTTACTCATATACTTGCAGAAGATGGAGATAGCTTAACGACTGAGGCTGGTGCTATTCTGATAATGGATGAGGTAGCTTGACAGTTATTAGCTGTCCTTATACTCTTTCTAAACACAACTAACCCACAACAAAGGATTATATATTATGTCTAGTTTGCTTACCCAATTGGGTCAAAAAACAAAAGTAGAGCTTGATAAGAAGCTTGCCCTCGCAGGTGGAACAATGACTGGGGCTTTGACCCTTTCAGGTGCTCCTACTGATTCCCTTCACGCCGCTACCAAAGCATACGTTGATTCAGTATCTTCAACTGCTTCCGGTCTGCAAACAGAACTTGACGCTACTCAAGCTGGTGCTGGTCTTGGTGCTAATGGTGCTTACACAGCTAACAGTTCTGCCAACTACATCAGTTCGGTAACGACCCTTCAAGCTGCTGACAACGCTCTTGATACTCAGTTAAAGACTGTTGCTGACGCTGTTGCTTCTAACGACTCCGACATTTCTACCTTACAATCTAACGTAAGCAGCAATGACTCGGACATCAGCTCCCTTCAATCTGACGTTTCAACTGCTCAGTCTGATATCTCCACTCTTCAATCGAACGTTTCTTCGAATGATAGTGACATCTCAACCCTTCAAAGCAACGTATCCAGCAACGATACAGACATCAGCAATCTGCAAACTCAAGCTGGTTCCCTCGCTTCTGACGGTAACTCTGCTTCGTTCAGTGGTGACATCAGTGCTGCTAACGCTGTATTCAGCGGCAACTTAACAGTACAAGGAACAACTACTTCCGTACAGACCACCAACATCGATGTTTCTGACTCGTTGATGAATCTGTCGAAAGGTGCTGCTTCCGGTGCTAACGCTTCGAATGACGGTGGTTTCATCGTTGAGCGTGGTTCTTCCGAAAGCAATGTTGCATTCATCTGGGACGAAGGAGACGACAAGTTCAAGGTTCTCTCTACTTCCGCAACTGCTGCTTCTTCCGACATCTCCGGAACGGACAGCTCCGCTGCTCTTGCTGACTTAGATGCTAACTTGTATCACAACGGTACTGAGTTAGGAACAGTCGCTGAGTTCGAGTCTGCTTTAAGCTAAGCTTTATAGCTCATCCATCATTAAGGGGCGGTTCTTCGGAGCCGCCTCTTTTTGTTTACAAAGATAACAACCA